TATTTAAAGAAGAAGGACACATATATGAAAGTTTAGATGAAAATCTTGAAAAAGATAAAATTAACTGGACTAGTGTTACAAGTTTTGTAGGTAAATTTAAACCAAAATTTAATGCAAAAGCTCAAGCAAAAAAATCTAGTAAAAATAAAAGATCTAAATGGTATGGTATGACTGAAAAAGAAATACTAGATGCATGGAATAGTGAAACTGAAAGAGCTATTAAATTAGGTAATTGGTATCATAACCAAAGAGAAGAAAATATTTGTGAGTTTAATACTATAGAAAGAGATGGTGTAGAAGTTCCTATTATAAGACCTATAACAGATGACAATGGTATTAAGATTGCACCAAATCAAAAAATTAAAGATGGTGTATATCCTGAACATTTTGTATATCTTAAATCATTAGGTTTATGTGGACAAGCAGATTTAGTTACTATTGTTAATGGTAAAATAAATATACTTGATTTTAAAACAAATAAAGAAATTAAAGAAACTGGATTTACAAATTGGGAAGGTATTACATCTAAAATGTATAACCCAGTTTCTCATCTTGATGATTGTAATCTAAAACATTATAACTTACAATTAAGTTTATATGCATATATAATAAAAAAACATAATCCTAAATTAAAAATAGGCAAGTTGCAAATTCAACATGTATCATTTGAAAAAGAAGGTGAAAATAAATATGGTTATCCTATTACTAAATATAATGATCAAGGAGAACCAATAATTAAAGAAATTAAAATGTATGACTTACCATATTTAAAAGATGAAATAACTAGTCTTGTAATGTGGTTAAAAGATAATCCACAATGCTAGTAAAACTATTTGACGTACAAAATGGTAAAGTAATACCATCAGAACATTGTTATTCTATTAAATCATTAAAAGGTATTATGGATAAATATCCTGATACATATATGCAAGTATATTTATTTGTATTTTATATGACATGTCCAGATCCAGATATGAATCCCTTTTTTAATATGCCTGAACATGAAAAAGAAGATTTAATTATAGAAGAAATAGAATTAGAAGAATCACCAGAAGATGAAACTATAAGAAATGCTATAAAGCTTTGTGAAGATCTTTATCATACGCCAACTTATAGAGCTTATAAAGGTATTAAAACAATGTTAGATAGATTAGCAAGATATATGGAAACTACATCTATAGAACATGGTAGAGATGGTAATTTAACATCATTGGTAAATACTGCAGCTAAATTTGAACAGATAAGGCAATCATTTAAAGGTGCATATAATGATATGAAAGATGAACAAAAAAGTCAAGTACGTGGAGGACAAGGACTTGCTTATGATCAAATGTAAATATGCATAGTACACAAGAAATTTTAGTATGTCTTTTATTAGTAACATTATTAATCTGGAGTATGTTTACAGATCACAATAACAATAATTATTAATTTTAAAAATCAACAAAATGAAAAAAATTATTCCAATGGGTAAAAGGGTTTTAGTTAAACAAGATCCAAAAGTAGAAACAATTCAAAATGGATTAATCTATGTACCAGAAACACAACAACATCAACCACCTTTAGGGACTATTATTTCAGCAGGACCTAAATGTGAACAAGCTAAAGAAGGTGATTACATTCAATGGCCTGAAATGATAAACATTACAGAAATGATGCATAATGGTGAAGAGCATATTATTATTGATGAAGCTGCTATTATTGCTATTATAAAAGATGTATAAAAAAATTCCAAAATATCAAGATGGTAAATGGGGTTATAAAGAATTTAAAACTAAAGAAGAGTATACTAAATATCTTTTAAATCTTTTTAAAGAACCAGGTGAATATGATTTTGATGAGACTGCTTTGTTGTTTAATGAACAAGCAGTCTTATTTAATTCACAAGGATTTTATTGTGATAAACCATTTAGATCTAAAGATTACATTAATTATTGGAATTTTGAAAAAGAAAAATGTAGAGAAGGTGTATTATTTGTAGGTAAAAAAAATACATGGTATTTAACTAGAGACTACTATATGTGGTTAAATTTTTTACCAATCTTTGATAAAGAAGAAAAAAAGTATGGTTTTGCTAAAGTAAGAGATGCGCAGTATCATATGGCATTATATGAAATACTAGCAGAATTACATTACAAACATGCAGCAATATTAAAGAAAAGACAGATAGCTTCTTCTTATTTTCATATGGGAAAAATTATAAATCAATTTTGGTTTGAAGAAGGATCTATATGCAAAATGGGTGCATCACTTAAAGATTATATAAATGATAAAGGCTCATGGAAATTTTTAGATGAATATAAAACATTTCTTAATGAACATACTGCATGGTATAGACCTTGCACACCAGAGAAGGTATTATTATGGGAACAGAAAATTGAAGTTAGAATAAATAATAGAAAAACTAATAAAGGACTTATGTCAAAAATACAAGGTGCATCTTTTGAAAAAAATGCAACAACAGGTGTAGGTGGACCTTGTACTTATTTCTTTCATGAAGAGGCTGGTATTGCTCCTAAGATGGATCAAACATATGAATATATTAGACCTGCAATGTCATCAGGTATGATTACTACTGGTATGTTTATAGCTGCAGGATCTGTGGGTGATCTTGATCAGTGTAATCCATTAAAAGAAATGATACTTAATCCACAATCAAATGATATATATGCTATAGAAACTAATCTAATGGATGATAAAGGTACTATTGGTGTTGCAGGTTTATTTATACCTGAACAATGGTCTATGCCTCCTTATATTGATAAATATGGTAATTCATTAATTAAAGAAGCTTTAAATGCAATTAAAGAAGAAAGATCAACTTGGCAAAAAGATTTAGCTCCTGAACAATATCAATTACGTATATCACAGAAACCAATTAATATTGCAGAAGCTTTTGCATATAGACAAGCAGCTATATTTCCACAAGCATTAATATCTAAACAATTAAAAAGAATTGAAGATAAAGAATATGGTTATGAACATATTGAATTAGAAAGAACAGAAGATGGAATAGAAGCTAAAAGAAGTAGAAAGTTGCCTATAATGGATTTTCCTGTTAAAAAGAAATTAGAAGATAAAACAGGTGTTTTAGTTGTATGGGAAAGACCTATTCCTAATCCTGAATTTGGAACTTATTATGCATCTATTGACCCTGTGTCAGAAGGTAAAACTACTACATCAGATTCATTATGTAGTATATTTGTATATAAAAATGCTTGTGAAGTTACAAGAACAGATAAAGATGGTAAGACAGAAACATTTATTGAAAGAGAAAAAATAGTTGCATCTTGGTGTGGTAGATATGATGATATAAACAAAACACATGAACAACTAGAACTTATTATAGAATGGTATAAAGCTTGGACATTAGTTGAAAATAATATATCATTATTTATACAGCATATGATTGCTAAACGTAAACAAAAATATTTAGTACCTAAACAACAAATATTATTTTTAAAAGATTTAGGATCTAATCAAAATGTATTTCAAGAATATGGTTGGAAAAATACAGGAACATTATTTAAAAGTCATTTAATTTCATATGCAATAGAATATATTAGAGAAGCTATAGATGAAGAATTAAATAGTGATGGTGAAGTATTATCACAAACATTTGGAGTACAAAGAATACCTGATAAAATGTTATTAACTGAAATGATGCAATATTATCCAGGGCTTAACGTGGATAGACTTGTAGCATTCTCAGCATTAGTAGCATTTGTTAGAATACAGCAATCAAACAGAGGATATACTAAAAGAAGAGAGAATCAAGACTCAAATAACTTGGATAAGTCACAAAATTTGTATAAATTAAATATGAGACCTTTTAGAAATATTGGTAAGAGAAATGCTCTGCATAAAAATAGAATAAAAAAATCTGCTTATAAAAATTTAAAATAAATATGGAAAATTGGTTTACAACTACAACAATGGGAGATATGCATTTTGTTTATTTATATATTCAAGATGAAAATATTATCAAAATAAAATATTAGAAAATGCAATTATATAATGCTTTACAAATAAAGAATGGTGCTAAATTAAATGGAGACAAACTAACTAATAGTAGTCTTACACAACCTCTTCAGTTTATAAAAGCTAAAGATAAAAATGAAGAATGGGCAGCATGGAACCTTGATTGGATGGAAATGAGAGGTATGGATTACCTTAGAAAAAATGCAAGAAAGCTTTTAAAAAATTATAAATTAGCAAAAGGTATTATTGATAAAAAAGATTATATTGTTGAAGAAGACAATGAGTATAAAGATTTAATGGATATTTTAACTCAAGAAGATGAATCAGCATTAGAGTTAAAGTTTTATCCTATTATACCAAATGTAATTAATGTACTAACAGGAGAATTTACTAAAAGATTTCACAAAGTACAGTTTAGAGCAGTTGATGATTTATCATACAATGAAATGCTTGAAGCAAAAAGATTACAAATAGAAGAAAATTTATTAGCTGATGCAGAAAATAAAATGCTAATAAAAATGCTTGATATGGGATTAGATCCTAATTCTGATGAAGCAAAAGAAAAATTATCAAAAGAAAATTTAAAATCATTACCAGAAATAGAAGATTTCTTTTCTAAAGATTATAGAAGTGTAGTAGAAGAATGGGCTTCTCATTGCCTTGCTGTAGATGAAGAAAGATTTAATATGAATGAACTTGAAGAAAGAGCATTTAGAGATATGCTTGTTTCAGATAGAGAGTTTTGGCATTTTAAAATGATGGAGGATGACTATGATGTAGAATTATGGAATCCTGTTTTAACATTTTATCATAAATCTCCTGATAGTAGATATATATCAGATTCTAATTTTGTAGGTAAATGTGATATGATGTCACCTGCAGATGTTATAGATAAGTATGGATACTTAATGACAGAAGATCAATTAATGTCTTTAGAAAAAATATATCCTGCAATTTCTGCAAGATATATGCAAACAGGTGTACAAAATGATGGTTCATTTTATGATACAAGCAGATCTCATGAATGGAATGTTGGCGCACCATCTTTACAATACAGACAATTTATGAGTAATTGGGATTCTGATCCAACAACAGGTGGAGATATTGTTAATTGGATTTTAAGAGAAGGTGATGATATATACAATTGGGGTGATGGAGATATGATGCGTGTTACAACGTGTTATTGGAAAACTCAAAGAAAAGTAGGACACCTTCTTAGAATTAATGAGAATGGAGATGTAACACAAGAAATAATAGATGAGACTTATAAAATAACTGAAAAACCAATTTATAATACAAATTTATTTAAAGAAAAAACTAAAGATAATTTAATACAAGGTGAACATATTGATTGGATATGGATTAATGAAGTATGGGGTGGTGTAAAAATTGGTCCAAATTTACCTACGTATTGGAGAGAAAATATACAAGGTAATGAATTTAATCCTATTTATCTTGGTATAAATAGAACTAGACCAGGAAGATTACCATTTCAATTTAAAGGAGATAACAACTTATATGGTTGTAAACTTCCTGTTGAAGGTAGAGTATTTTCTGATAGAAATACAAGATCAACATCATTAGTAGATTTAATGAAACCATATCAAATTGGATATAATATGGTTAATAATCAAATAGCAGACAT